GCACAACAAATTCAGTTACAAATACAAATGATGCTAGATCAAATGAGTTCACCTATCTTGGCAGAATTGACTACGCAGTTTATGGAATCTATTAGTCAATCAAATCAAGGCGATCCTTTAGTTGCTATAAGACAACAAGAATTAGAACTAAAAGATAAAGAATTAGACATGGATCAAGAACAGTTTGATGCAAAACAACAATTGCAACTACAAGCCAATGCTCTTGATACACAAATGCAACAACAACGCTTGGATATGCAAAAAGCTATTGCTGATGATAAACTCCAATTAGCCATAGAAAGGATGCAACAACAAGCAGAATTAAAATTAATGGAGTTACAATCAAAACTGAGAGGTAATTAATATGACAACATCTTATATAAGAGACAAAGTTGAGGAACTTAGAGCTCAAAAAAAATTAGATAGAGCTAAAGAAGAAGCAGAAAGACTTGCAAAAGAAGAAGCATTAGCAGAAAGAAAAAGACTTTCTGATGAAAGAATTGCTAAAAAACAAGCAATCATTGATGCAGGTGGTGTTGTTCCAAATCCAACACCTGTTGTTGAAGAAAAGCCAAAAGTTGTTAAAGAAACAACTAAAGAAGTTAAAAAAACTGTTAAAAAGGCTGTTAAAAAAACAAGTAAACCAAAAAAAACAGTAAAAAAAGCAGTTACAAAGGTCGCACCAAAGAAAAAAGGTAGACCAAAAGGTTCTAAAAATAAAAAATAGGAGAAAATTATGCCAAAAGTAGGTGGAAAAAAATACGATTACAGCCCAAAAGGTATTGCCATGGCAAAAAACGCCGCTAAGAAAAAAGGCGTAAAAGTTCAATACAAAAACTATGGTGGCACTGTCAAAATGAAAAAAGGTGGTGGAGTAAAAGTAGTAAAATGCAGAGGTGGTGGAGCAGCTACGCAGGGTCTTGAATTTAAAATGAGAGACTAATGGATGTAGATTTTCTTGATAAATTGCAAAAAGAAATTGATTCTAAGATTGAAGCAATTAAAGAAACATACATGGGTGGTGGACTAAATGACATGGAACACCATAAATACTTGCAAGGACAACTAGAAGCGTTGTATTATGTACAGGATTTTATAAAAAATTACTTTAAGGCAAAGAATGACTAAAAAAACAGTAGAATTATCTTCAGCTTATGTAGAACCTGATGAGGTTGTATTAGACCCAACCAAGCTAGATGATTCTGTTTTAGATCGTATGCCTCAACCTACTGGTTGGAAAATTTTGGTACTGCCTTATCGTGGTAAGGGAGTTACAAAAGGAGGAATCCTTCTCACAAAAGAATCACAAGACAAGGAACAACTGGCAACAGTTGTAGCTTATGTGGTGAAGTGTGGACCTCTTTGTTATAGTGGAGAAAAATATGGAGCACCATGGTGTCACGAAAAACAATGGGTTCTCATTGGTCGTTACGCAGGTGCTAGGTTTAAATTAGATGATGGTGCAGAGGTCAGAATAATTAACGATGACGAAGTTATTGCGACAATTTCTAATCCTGATGATATAGTGAGCTTATAAATGGTAGAAAACAAAACAGAACAAGTTGCATCCGAAGAACTAGACATTGAAATAGTTGAGGAAGCAACAGATAAAAACGAAGCCCAAGCAGTTGTACAATCTGACGATGAGTTAGATGAGTACACAAAAGGTGTGTCTAAAAGAGTAAACAAACTTACTCAAAGAGCAAAAGAAGCTGAACAAAGAGCACAGTATCTTGAGCAAGTAGCAGCTCAAAAAGATGCTGAAATAAATGCTTTGCGTACACATACCAATGAACTTGGTGCACAAACTTTGCTTGCAGAAGAACAATCTATTGAAGCAAAAGAACAACAAGCCAATGAGTTGTACAAAAAAGCTGTTGAATCAGGTGATGCAGAGCTTATGTCTAAAGCAGACACTCTTAAAAGCGATCTTTCTATACAGAAAGAAAAAGTACGCATGGCTAAAAATAGAAAACAAGAGCCACAACAAACACAACAAGTACAACCACAAGTACAACAACAAGTGCAACAACCTGATGTACAGCCTACTAGAGAGGCTTTAAATTGGGCAAGTAAAAATACTTGGTATGGAGATCAATCTAACCAAGAAAATGTTGAAGCAACCCAATTTGCATATTTTACCCATTTTAATTTAGTCAATGAAGGCTTTGAAGCTGATTCAGACGACTACTACAATGAGTTAAACAAAAGAGTTTTTAAAATTTATCCTTCACTGGATAACAATGAAAAAGCCGAAGCAAAAGATGATAGACCCTCTGTGCAAAGAGTCGCATCTGCTTCTGTAGGAAGTCGGCAAAAAACACAAGCTAAAAAGAAAGGCGTGACTTTTTCTAAGTCCGAAGTAGATCGCCTCAGAGGGTTAAAACCTTACAACATGTCAGAAGATGACTGGTTGAAAAGAGTAGCCCAAGAGAAACAAAAAATTTCACAAAGAGAGGTAATTTAATGAAAGACGAAAAGAATTTGGACATGACTAGAACTGTTCGTGATTCCGAGACACACGATAAAGAAGCTCGTAGAAAACCATGGCGACCAGTCAGAAAACTTGAAACTCCTCCTCCACCTGAAGGTTATGAATACAGATGGATTAGAGAAGCAACTTTAGGTCAAGAAGATGCAAATAACATGAGTTACAGACTAAGGGAGGGTTGGGAACTTGTACAAGGTTCTGAGCTACCTGAAGGATGGCATTTTCCTACTATCGAACAAGGCAGGATGGCAGGCGTAATTCACAACGAAGGACTCGTTTTAGCAAAAATGCCAACTGAGACTGTACAAGAAAGAAGAGATCACTACGAGGGTAAAACTCGTCAGGCAAATGAAGCGTTAGACAATACTATGTTTAACGATTCTTCTAAAGACAATCGATATGTTAAGTATGATTCTAAGCGAGAATCTCAAGTTACTTTTGGACAAAAAAAGTAACTAATAACAGGAAACTAAATTATGGCAAATAAAAATGCTCCATTTGGTCTAAAACCTGTTCGTATGATGAGTGGTGCACCTTATTCAGGTGGACAATCAAGATACAGAATCGCTAGTGGTGCGACTACCCCAATTTTCCAAGGAGACTTGGTTACTCAGCTAACAGCAGGAGTATTGGGCAGACACTCTGCTACCGGGACTGTACCTATCGTTGGAGTTTTTAATGGCGTAAGCTATACAAATTCTTCAGGCGAACAGATTTTTAGCAACTATTATGAAGGAAGTATTACTTCCTCTGATATTATGGCTCAAGTGATCGATGACCCTAATGTTGTTTTTGAAGTGCAATGCAATGCAGCTTTTCCAGTTGCAGACTTGTTCGGAAACTTCGACATTGTTGATGGATCACCTGTTGGCGACACGAAGTCAGGAAGATCAAATACTGAATGTGCAGTTAGCACTGGTGCAACCACTGCTACACTACCACTGAAAGTCTTAGATATTTCTGAAGACCCTGATAACTCGGATGTAGGTTCGACTGACACTAATGTTCTATGTGTGATTCAAAATCATATATGTGGACAGAAAGGTGCAGGTTTAGCATAAGGATATAAATTATGGCAATTTCAAGAGCACAATTAGCGAAGGAACTCGAACCCGGTCTGAACAGTTTATTTGGACTTGAGTACGATCAGTACCAACAAGAATATACTGAAATTTTTTCTATCGAAGACTCTCAAAAGGCTTTCGAAGAAGAAGTATTGGTCATGGGTTTTGGTTCAGCACCAACTAAGTCTGAAGGTCAAGGAGTTGTTTTTGACAATTCTTCTGAAAGTTATACAGCAAGATATACGCATGACACGATTGCGTTAGCTTTTGCACTAACAGAAGAAGCAGTTGAAGATAACCTTTACGATTCTTTAGGAAAAAGATATACAAAAGCACTAGCACGATCAATGGCTAACACCAAAGAGGTCAAAGGTGCCAATGTACTCAATAACGCATTTTCTACCAGTTTTACTGGTGGTGATGGAAAACCTTTAATCGCTACAGATCACCCACTTGCAGGTGGTGGAACTGCTGCGAATAGAGCGACTTCTATGGCTGACCTCAATGAAACTTCATTGGAAGATGCACTTATTGACATCTCAACATTTACAGACGATAGAGGTCTAACAATCTCTGTCAATGCTTCAAAACTTGTGGTTCCACCACAATTAGTATTTGTTGCTGACAGAATATTGAACAGCACTCTAAGATCAGGTACATCAGATAATGATGTAAACGCTATCGCTAACACAGGCGTGTTACCGGGTGGCTATACAGTTAATCATTACTTAACTGATCCTGATGCTTTCTTCTTGCTTACATCTGTTACAGATCAAGGCGAGGGTCTAAAAATGTTCCAAAGAACAGGCATGGAGACTAACATGGAACCTGATTTCTCTACTGGTAACATTCGTTACAAAGCTAGAGAAAGATACAGCTTTGGTTTTTCAAACTGGCGTGGTATTTATGGTTCACAAGGAGCTTAATTGAACGATTTGTAATAGCGTTTATTACTCAACTATTACTTAAAAAGGGCTCAAAAGAGCCCTTTTTTTTTGACTTTTTTTAAATAATACGACATATCAGTGACTTACAATGTGTAATATATGTGTAAAAAGTTGTACATTTATGTAAAAAGATGTATATTACTTATATGGGAAATAAATTAAATAACAAAAAAGGAGAAAATATGAGTAAATCAGCACATGATGTTTTTAAAGCACCTGTTAGCAAAGAAGATTTGGTAATAGCGTGGCACACAGTTGGTTTTGATAAATACATCAAAACATTAAGCGAAATGTACGACATACCTGTAGATCAATTCTATGATGCTTGTAAAGAAGAACAAGAGGTTAGAGATGAAATTGTAGGTAACTTTGCTAAAGCCATGGAGGAAGCGTAATGAGATCATTAAAACATTTAAAAAAGTATTCACCTGAGTGGGATGAAGTTATGAACCTTGAGTTAGAGGTTGTAGCCAATGCTTACAATTACGAAGATGGTGAAAAATCTAAATATCCTAAGCCTATGTACAGCATTAAACTTCCTAATGACATGACAGGCATGGAGTTGTTTCAATCAATGGATGGCGACCAACCTATGTACCCTGCTACTAGCTACTTAAATATGTTAGAGCAATATGACCTTTATCACGATGATGGTTTGGCTGACTATCCTCGACATGAC